GGTCAAGCGCCTTCCGACAAAAAAACCTTAGTCACCTATCTTAAAATCTGAGACTCAATCTCAATAAGCATGGCAAGAAAAACACATAAGCATTACGCAGAAGAATTTGGAGTGCCGGAGAATACTTTTCGCCGGTGGCTGAAGTCGGGCGCACCGTATCAAAACGAAGCAAAGATGATCACGTGGCTGAACGCGCAACAGCGCAAGACGCCAGCGGTCAAGGCATGGCTAAAAGCGCGAGGCGTCAAAGCCGTTCCGAAAAAGTCAGCCGTAATAAAAGGGATCAAAGCAAAGACCGCCGAGGATTTCCGCGACCACTACCGAAAGGAGCTGGCGAAGGCGACCGAATCGAATGACCAAGACCAAGTGAAGTTCTGGAGCGACTTGTTTCTCAAGCAGGACGAATCAATACGACGCAGCGAAATTCACGCAGCCAAGCTCGGAATCGACAACGGAACAGTTTTGCCGAGGACCGAAGTCGAACGCATAATGCGAGCGGTGTTCTACGCCGGTAATGCCTGCGTGCAAGGTCAACTGACTTCGATCTGCGAGCAACTTGTCGGCTTTGACGACCCCGGCGATCTGTATCACGCATTAAAGCCAGCGATTGTCGGCGGGCGACTCTTTAGCGGATTCGATAAAGTGATGAATACGAAAGGCGCACCGAGCCTGCCAGATTGGGTGGTCGATTGCGTGCAATTGGAAGCCAAACAGTATATTGGAAACTCGGAGGCGATTTGGACTAAGCCGGCGAAGAAAAAATAAATTTCACTTTCTTTGAGATTGTATTGACAATGCAAGTTGGCGCACTAGGTTTGAGTCATGAACAACATTATTAAAACTAAATCACTATTCCAAGCATTCCTTCTTATGACTCAGGGCAAAGCAAATCTGACAGCTCGGCAAGTTGCATTTCTCCCCATGATGGAATCCAATGGGCTAATCAAATCAGAACAATCTGGCGAAAACGGCAAATACACATTTAAAGCAACCGCAAAACTAAAACAACTAGCAGCGTGAAAAATAGATCACAACTAATAATATCTAACTGTTACGGGGAGTGGGAACACTATCAATGGTTTGATGATGAACAGTCCGCATTTGAATTCGCGGAATCCAAGGGGTGGGATTCCCGTTTTTTTAAAATCATAAAATAATGGAACACACAATAAAATTACTATTCATACTGGCCTTTATTTGGATAATGACATCTCTATGCATCCACACTGTAACTTCGTATATAGTGGAGGACCGCATAGAAAAAAATAAGGTTTACTATTATGGCAAATCAAAAGAACCACTATGGTGTATAATTGCAACCAACGGCAATGATGGTCAGTCAACATTTATGACCAACAAGGGATCACGGAGAATGCACTATAACCACGATATGCACATAGCTCCATACTGCAAAAAATGAGCAACCTGCAACAACTCACGCAGCCCGATCCGGTCGAATGGTGCGAGGCGAACATTCAGCTTGATTACGGCAAATTCGACGCGGCAAAACATCCGCTTATGAGCGAGCCACTACGCAGCGCGGCAACCATGCGCGGCGGCATGACTGGATTGATTGGCAGCGTGCAGCACGTCAAAACGCTTTGCGCTCAGTTGTTGCAACTCTATACGGCGCAGACTACGCCGAGCAGACAGGCGCACTACGATCTGACGAAAGAAGCGCTCAAGGAATTCTCAGACGACAAATTTACGCCGTTGATTAATAACACGCCTGCGATTAAAAACATCATTCTCGACGAGCGATTTGCACAAACGACGTATTACACCGCGATGCCGTATGGCTTTATTCGTTTGCTAGGCGCTCGCATTTTAGCGCATCGAAACAGTAAAACAATTGAGATGGTGACGCTCGATGAATCATGGGCTTATGAAACCGGCTGGATTGACCAAATCAAAGACAGGCTCTCATCTTATCCGTGGTCGTGGCGCATGTTTCTTCCCACTTCAGGGCAGACCGCCGGCAGCGAGATTGACGTGCTTTGGCAACGTTCGACGCAAAAGGTATGGCACGTTCCTTGCGACTGCTGCGGCGAAATGATACCTTACATTTGGACGCAGCCGAAACAAAAAGACGGCGACCAGCTGCCCGGCGGCATGAAATTCGCGAGCGGCGACGACGTTCTTTTCGAGGATCAATCAACCGACTATGCAAAAATCAAGGCATCCGTATATTACGAATGCCAGCTTTGCAGCGGGCGCATGGAGTTCAACCCAGCGACGCAGCACAAGCGCAATCAAGCGGGGCGATACATACAGCTCAATCCGAACGGCGACGAGAAAATCGACTTTTACAATTACAATGCATTGGCGCATTTCCCTTGGGGCGACTTGGCTTGTCAGTATCACGACGCCGTAGCATCGAAGAATCGAGGCGACTTGGAAGCACTTGAAAATTTCGTTCGCAAGCGACTCGCTGAGCCGTGGGACGTGTCGAAATTTATCACCATTGCAGAAGACGAGGACAGTGAAGGCGACTACCCGAGCAGCGAGATTTGGAAAGACGCGGACTATACATTTTGCACAATCGACGTGCAGAAAGATCACTTTTACTATGTCATTCGCTCATGGTCGAAGGGCGTCGAGTCGCGATTGATCGAAGCGCACAAGGCGCTGAGTGATTCGCACATCGTCGAAATGTGCGACAAATACGGCATCCTGCAAAACGGCATCGAGGGAAGCGGCGTATTTGTTGACGGCAACTATAACACAACAGAGGTTCAGCGCATCGCTGCGAAAAACGGCTGGATCGTCTTGCGCGGTCAAAATTGCAAACCGTTTCGACACCCAGACGGATTGCGCAAAATATATTCTGAGCCAGTGCCAGTCGATACATGGCAGGGCACATCCGACGGAAGCGGACAGACTAAATATTGCATTCAATTCTGGTATGCCGAGAACGAAGCGCGGTCGCGCTTTGCTACGCTGCGCGGTATGTCAGAGCCGAAGCGTTTGTGGACGTATTCAAACAACGCCGGCACGAACTACATTAACCAGCTCAACTCATGGGCGCGTATCGCAAAGACGAATCCGAAAGACGGCAGCGTTTATTACGATTGGAAGCAGACCTATAGACATGATCACATGTTCGACTGCGAAAAACAACAATTAGTCGCCGCTTCGATGGCGGGATTAATTGGGGTGAGTGAGAAACCTAAAGACGAGAAAGAATAGTTTGTATTGACAACGGCAAAGCGATCTTTACGTTTCGATTTATGGCGCAACCATCACACTATAACAACAAGCATAAAAAGAACGTGCTGGAAGTCATAGGGGAAATGGGCATTTCACGATGGTTGCGCCATTTTCAAAAGAACTACAAAGGATAATCATGAATGAGGAACGAAATGAATTGAATACTCCGTCTGGTTCTACTGCCACTTGCGTATTAGAAGCCAAGGACGGTCGAGTCTGGAAAACAATCGACCAGCAGGTAGTTCCGATGGAGCACCTAAAGAGCACTTTAGAATGGCTGGAGATATTCGGTAATCGACAATTTTCAAGACACGCCAAGCGTAGAGTGCGACGAATCAAGTAGAACGCGGAGATGTAGAACGGTCTGCCGCTTCTACAATCGTATGGTTCTCATTCTGGGAATCGACTAATAACACTAAACCAATAAAATAAATGAAACACTTAAGATACTCTTTAATGGAAGCAGGATTTGGATGCGGAGAAAATCGACACGCCCAAGTGGTGATGCGTGAACTTGGCATAACATATCAGCACTCAACACCGCAAAGCATGGGGGATCAGTGGTGGTTCTGGAACTGCGAAAACATGCCCGAAGAACTCCCGTCGTTCTTGTCCGACCTTGGACTAGACCCGATGGAGCAGATTGGGTGGGGGTTATCCAAGGAGGATGCCGAAAAGATCCGCGATTTTTCTCCTGAGAACAAATAAGTGAGGGACTTGTTCCCTCGACTGACTGGTTCTCATTCTGGGGATCGACTAATAACACTGAATCAACCGAATACAATCATGCTATCAGAACAAACACAGCTCAACATCGCTCACG